GCTCGCCCACCTTACCCAGGGCCTGCTCGCAATAACTAACGACATCAGGCTTGCGCCAAAAATAACACCAATCAGACTGAGTATATACTGGTAGTATATCAGAGCTGATACGAACCATCCTAAGGTTGCCATTTAATGTTCCAATTCTTTCAATTAATTTTCTAGTGCTTTCTATGTTACCTACCATTAGGTCCCATAGTTTTTGTTCGGCAACTTCCTTAGTTTGGCGATTAAGCCATGCTACTGTTGTACTTCCGGTGTTGTACTGTTTAGCGTCATCAAGCGGTTTAATACCATTGACCTGATCTGGGCTATCAATCCACTTACAAGCAAAGCCTATGCGTTTAGTATTCATAAAGCTATTATACTAGTATTTAATGACGTTGTCAATGAGTTAATAATTTCCATATTAGTCTGCACGTGAACCAGCATAAGCACGGAAACCATATTTGCTTAATACTTCTGCATAGGCACGAGCACCTTCTTCTAGGACATCCATACTCTGACCATGGTAGTTACCCGGGCTCCATAAGTTTAAACATTTAGGACGATAGTCTTTCTTAAAGCCAACACCAAGTAAACCTTTAGCTTCTGTTGAGTTTGTACGGTCTACATAAACATTAACCCAAGCAAAACCACAGTAGGCCATTTCGCCGTATGTTTTAAGAAAAGCGTTTTGAGCGTTAGTTGCTGCTGTTTGTGCTTCATTGTGAATAGCTTGAAAGTCCATTTCGTTTCTCCTTAATTAACTTACAAGTGCTATTATACACTCATTTACCAAAAAGTCAACCAAAATCTATAAATACTTGTACAATAATAACAAAATTCAAGGAGTAGTTATGGGAGATATATTCAAACTAATTGGCGATCTGGGCTTTCCCGTTGCAATGGCATTGGCCGGCGGGTACTTTGTTTATCTTACTATCAAACTACTATTAGCTGGCGTACTTGGTTCTATTAAAGGTATGGCTGGTATCATCACTGCATTAGACAATCGTGTTAAAACTATGAACCATGATGTTATTCGTATTGATACTATCGTTAGTAATGCACTAGGATTAAAACCAGACACAGACCGTATTGCACGTGCAGACGGTAAAAATGACGCTAGGAGAGATTAATGTTTAAATTACCACACCAAGTATGGTTAGAAAAACAACCAGCACACACTCAAGAATGGTTAAAGAAACAGGCAGTTTGGCACGATGCTGACTTGTTTAGATTTTTTGTAGTAGGTATGTTAGTAGGATTTTTAATAGGAATAGCGATATGACAACAGCGTTAAATATGAGACCTTTTACTGAACAGGCCTGGTTATTTGCTAAGATTAGCGAACTTGCTTATTTAGATGAAGCAGAAGGTAAGAAAGAATTTAAGGCATTAGGTTTTAAAGCAACCTTGATTGATGTTAAAGGTAGTCAAGCATACTGGTTAGAAAACAAAACTGATCTAATCATTGCTTGCCGCGGCACACAGCCAACAGAGTTTGCCGACATTGCTAGTGACCTAAAAGCTCGACCAGTAAAAAGTGCGTCAGGTGTAAAATGGATACATCGTGGATTCAAAGAATCAGTTGACAATATTTGGCCTGAGCTAAAAGACCTAGCAGATGATCACGGTAAGTCGCGTACAGTATGGTGTACTGGACACAGTTTAGGTGCTGCAATGGCCACATTAGTTGCCTATAGACTACAATATTCAGAAGACTGTCCTAGTCCACAAGCCTTGTTTACCTACGGCAGTCCAAAAGTAGGCACTAAAAATTATATTAATAAAATTGAAGCAACAGGTGTACTGCACTTCCGCTTTGTAAATAATGCTGATATTGTAGCCCGTGTTCCACCATGGCCATACAAACATTTTGGCGGCATGTACTATATGAATCACTATGGTTACTTACGTGCACCAACAGCATGGCAGGTTACCAAAGACGTTTGGCGTGGATTCTTAGTAGGACTTAAACGTAAAGAAATCAACTTCTTTACTAATCACAGCATTACACGCTATGCTGAAATCTTAGAGCGTTGGAAGAACGGAGACAATGGATAATGGCATTACACGATACAGTAATTAAGATGGTAACACGTCAAAAGAAAGACGGTGTTGAAGAAGATGTTTCAGCAACTGAAAAGTTAATTAAATCAAAAGCTGGTTTAGTTATCAACATTTTTGCGGCCTTGCTGGCATTCAACATGTGGCTACAAGGTAGTTTGAACAGTAAAGTGATGAACAACACTATTCAAGCCAACGATATCTGGGCTTTTTATCAAGCTAAAAGTATTAAGCAAACACAGTATGAACTAGCCGCACAACAAATTGCAGATCCTGCTAAGGCTAAGAAGTTTAGTGACAAAGCCGCAAGTTACGAGTTGGGTGAAGAAGGTAAACCAGCATTGTTCAAACAGGCTAAAGCATTAGAAGCAGATCGTGATCATTACAAACAACAATTACCATGGGTAGGTTATGCTAGTACTGCATATCAACTAAGCATTGTGTTATTATCGGCAAGTATTTTAAGTGTTAGCATGGCCTTATTCTGGGGTAGCTTTTTTATGGCAGGTGCGGGTGTATTTTTAATGCTTCAAGGGATTTTATTATGGATGTAGTAGATTTAGTAAACAAATATGGCTTTCCCATTGTTATGGCAGTGGGTATGGGATTCATCATCAAATACGTATGGGAATGGGCTACAAAAGAGGTAAAACCAGTCATTTCAGACGCAAATACTGTGCTAATTGCCTTGATAGATCGCATACGTATGTTAGACAACGATTTGATTCGGTTGAATCAAAAAGTAAACACTGTATTACACCTACGTGGTAAAACAATTGAGTATGAACGTGTTGAAGCTGAGAAAGAAATTAACGATCTAAGCAAACACAAGAAGAAATCAGAAGATGACAACGCCACTAGCGGCGGTAGTGACTAATCAACATCAATATCGCTGTGGCTAACTGTTACAGCGATTTTTTGTGCTTCTGGAAATCTAGTACGGGTATTCTTACTGCCAAGCAACACAATCACACGTTGTCCTAGTTCAGTATCAAGTAGCATAACCACACAGCCACCACTTTCATTTATATAACCAGTTTTACTTACTCGCACATCGTTGCTATTTCTAACCAACGGATTAGTGTTACCAAACTGCCACCAACGACGTTTAACTTGTATGCTTACTTGAGGCTTACCGCTTGCTTCGGTAATCTCAGTGTATTCATTTGCAGCTAAGACTAATTTACTTAAATCACGAGCATTACTAACATTGTTTGCATCTAACCCTGTTGGATCAGCAAATGTTGTACTAGACATGCCTAGTACAAATGCAATATGATTCATTTCAGCTATACAACGAGCCAGCCCACCTGGATAGTTAGCACCTAAGGTATATGCGGCAAGGTTATCACTCTTAACAATAGCAAGATCAATTAGTTCACCACGGGTTAGTTGTTTAACACTACGAGGTAGTCGAGTATGATACTTGCCAACTAATCTACGATCTAGAGTAATCATCTCATCTAAGTTTTGGTTAGCATCTACCACCACCATCACAGTCATTAGTTTAGTAATACTGGCAATGGGCTGTACTCGGTCAGCATTCTTTTCTAATATAACTTCGCCGGTAGTATCTGCTACTAAGAAACTTTTAGCTGTAATTGGCTTTGCTATAGATGAGGTTGATAACAGTATTAATAACAATAGAAAATATTTCATATTAATTCCTAAAATGATTATATAAATTAGTTTTTATTAAAAATGAATCTGAGAATGTGCCATCTATACGCATACTCCAAGATGCAAATTCTCCAGCATCAGCACCATGATAATTAGTAGCATCAAATGTACCGATGGCACTGGTTAAATAATGCTTAACTTTATTTTTTTCATCGTATACAAAAAACTTTTTCCTGTCGCCAAGACTTAACCAAATAAATTCATCTTTTCGTGATGCATCTGAAGAGTCTTGATGGATTGGTGTTGAAACTCCAGGCTCATTTAAAAATACCACCACACGACCATACTCGGCGAATATTTGTTCTTCAGCTAACCAATCAAAAAGAAATTTAAAATATTTTACGTTTTCTGTTTTAACTGTTTCATCTTCGATATGTTTAGTAAGCCAATTTTTTGGATATATTATCGGAACACTTTGTTGACCGTACACAAGATTTTGGTTATAACGTAACCAACTGGCTAATTGACCATGATCTCTAAGATCTTGAAGGAAATCAAACTCATCCGAATTATTGTATGCTTCTATCACATCTGAGATTCCAAGATGTTGATGATCTAAGAACTGTGTGCTATTATAACGAGCAGGAGTAACTAACGATGAACTTTTAACCACAGCGTAATCAAACTGTGATTTTTGATCTATCAATGCTTGAATATTAATGTACAATGATAGATCAATTACAGTTTGATTGTTTATTAGATACACTAGCTAATCCTTTATTTTGAAGTGGCGTGGTAAGTGCCATCCCAATTTGCTGGAACACCTTGTTCCATACGCTCAATCATTAGTTCATAGTAATGTTTAATATCAACATCATCGTTGTTGACTATTTTTTTAGCCCATACAATAGCCTTGCCCCAATTACCACGGGTATATTCTTTACGATATTCTTCGTGCATATAAAGATTAGTGCGGCCAACTGTATAAATGTCCAAGCCGATTGTTTTACCTTTAACAGCAATATTATCTAGCCATACTACAGGGAACGCATCTTTACAGTATTCAGCAGTCTTAGGACCGATGATTAATAACACACCATATGATTTAGTCTGCCCTTCTAAACGTGCCGCGGTACTTACACTGTCACCTAACACGTCGTAGCCAAACTTGCTCTTAGCACCGATGTTACCAATTAAGGTTTCACCTGTGTTAACACCTGCACCCATACCAACTGGCGGACGACCACTGGCTACTAGCTCTACGTTAAAGTCCTCAATGGCTTTAATCATTTCAAGTGCTGTTTGTACCGCAGTCTTAGCATGATTAACATCATCTAGTGGAGCACCATGTACGTGTAAACTAGCATCACCAATAAATTTAATCAGTGTACCATCATTCTTAAGCACAGGAATACTAAGCGCAGTCATGTAGTCGTTCATGATCTGTGTAAGTCCTTCTACATCATCACCAAACGATTCACCAAGTGTAGTAAAGCCACGTAGGTCAGTCATAACAATCGAAAGCTCTTTACGTTCGCCACCTAGCTTGATTAAGTCTGGATTCTTCTGTAAGCGTTCAACAATAGTAGGGTTAACGTAGCTACCAAACTGTTTCTTGATCTGTTGTTTCTGTAAGAACTCGCTAACAAACTTAACACCGTAAGCGTGTAGCATAACAAGTACGCCACCTGCTGTTGGTACTATAGCATCGAATAAGAAGTTATAGTGCGCAAACGCATACATTGTCAATGGAGTAATGCCAGCTAGTAACACAACCCCAACCCCAAGTCCAACATATACCCAACGACTTAACACTAGGATAATAAGACTAATCAGTATCAGTGCTAGTAGTTCAGCATTGTCTGCCCAGAACGGACGTTCAATGTTTACGTTGTTAGCCAAGGTACCTATAACAGCGGCCTGCATATCTTGTGGCCATACACTACCAATTGATGTTGGCACAGGGTTGGCTAGGCCTGCGGCACTAAGTCCTACAATAACCACAGCACCACCAAAGTCTTTAGGTAAATCTACTGCCGATACCTGTGTTGATTTTTGACTCCAGTCTACCCAGATACGACCCAAGCTGTCTGTACTGATAGGACGGAAACTTGGTATGCGCATTTTCTCTACACCAAATTCATTTAACTTAACTTGGAATGTGCTGTCACCTGATATAACACGCAATACTTCTAATGGAATACTTGGATATACATTATTGTCATAGCCAACAAACAAAGGCAAGCGACGATTAACACCATCTACTTCTGGGAATGTGTTAGCAATACCAACACCTGCGGCATTACGTTCTAATCCAGGAATGTTAGCAATAATGCCGGGATAGGTAATAATTGTATCGCTGTATTCGTCACCAATTACAGCACTGCCTGGCTTGCGTGGCGTGTTCTTAGTTGCTTGACTGGGCATGTTAGTTAAGATAACTGGACGGTCTTCCAACTCTAACATCAATGCCGCAT